ATGACCGACTCAATCCGCACCACGATCGCCGACGCCGCGCTCGCGGGCGTCACGGACGACCCCGACGTGACCGCGGCCGTGGCCGACGTGGAGCCGGACGCAACGCTCACCGCGTGCCGGGCGAACGACCCGCTGCTTAACTTTGACGAGTTCATGGGGGTCCGGGCATGACGGACGAGGGCGTTGGGGACGTGGTTGTCACCTACCGCAATAACGAGCCGGCGCGGATTGAAGTGACAACCGACCGCTGGAGAAACGATTACAACTACCGGCAGACCTACGTGTTCAACATGGACGGCAGTACGGCGGTGCTGGCGAGCATCGACCCGGACAGCGACACGTTCCCGGTCCAGCACAACGCCGATACCGCACGCCTCGCGCGCAACGCCGTGTGTGATCTCCCGTTCGTTCAAGGTGTGGTCATGTTCCCTAAGGTGGAGCCATGACGACCGTGTACACCGTCCGCGACGAGCGCGGCGTAACGTACCCCGTGTTTGACGCCGAGCGTGCCGAGCGATTGTCGCGTTCCGGCCTCACCGTGACCGCGCTGTCGGGCGTATAAACCACATACCGCGATAGCAACCCACCGCCGACCCGTAAGCCGGAGTCATACCCGGCCGGCGGCCTGCCCGCAAGGGCGCACCTATGACGACCGACGACAACGGTACGACCGAGACGCAACGCAATCTCAACGAGTCCGCCGACAAGATTCGGCTGTCGACCAAGCTCAAGCGCGGCACGGGCACGCGCGACCAAGACACGCACACGCTCAAGGCTCGGGGAGAGACGCCCGAAGAGGCGGCCGAGAATCTGAGCGACGCGCTCGCGGAGCTTGAACAGCGTGACGTGTTCATCCGTGCGCGGCAGGTGTAACGATGAGTGACCGCGACCGCGTTGACGACTGGCAGGTGTACGACCCCGAAAACGATAACGTCCGTGCGTTTGACGCGCGAAGCGACGCCGAGGACGCCCGTGACGACATGGCCGACTTCGGCATTGACGTGGAGATGTACCCGCCGGGCGAGACGCCTGCGGATGACGCCGCCGCGGACGGTGGCACGACCGGCGACCCCGGCACGCCCGCGGCGAAGGCGGCCGACCCGTCACCCGAACCACAGCCGGACCCGGTGGAGCAAGTCCCCGACGATCCGAATCTTACAGACGACCCGTTTGCGTGGATGCCCGGCGACTTTGTGGACTCGATTGACGGGACGCCGACTATCAACCGCCGCGGGTACGCCGCCCTCGGGCGCAAGTTCGGCATTTCCGCGCCAAATATCACCGTCCATGTCGGTCCAGAAGAGACGGACCACGCGTATTGTCGCGTGGAGGCAACAGTCGTTGATGACGACGGGCGGGAGTACGTCAACCACGGGAGCGCAAGCGTTGACCGCGGCGACGACGCCACGTTGCTCTTAGAGTTAGCGACGACGCGCGCACGGAAGCGGGCGCTCGCCGGGGCGACGGGCGTCGGGCTGATTGCCGTGGAGGAGCTAAAGAACGAACTATGACCGTAGAGCTATCTCCCGACGAGTACCACGCCCTGCGCTCCCGCGAGCGGGACCACCTTATGGCCGCCGCGATCCACGCGGCCAAACACGACGCAATCCCCTCGACCCGCGGGCTGTCGGAGACGGTCGGCCGACTCACGGGCGGCACAGTCTCCTATGAGACGACGCAGGCGGCGCTTGACGGGCTTGCCGAGGCGGGGCTTGTGGAGCGACGCGACGGCGAGCCAACGCCCAACGCGCGCGGCGTGGCCGTCACAAGCAAGGGCCAGCGCGTGCTTGCCTACGGCGCGGCCCGACTCGACGCGGCGGCGACCGTCGAGTAAGCGGCCGACCTCTTTTTGCGGCCGCGTGCGTACCGGGGCGTATGTCCACCCTCAAGCGACGGGACTACGTTGAGCTTGCCGTGGCCGCAGTCGTTGTGATCGCATACGTTGGCGCATGGCTCGCTGGAGAACTGCCCGCCGAGACGCCGCGCTTTGTCCACGCGCTCGTTGCGGCCGCGGCGCTCGCTATCTTCGGCGATAACTTCGCGCTGTCGAGAGAAAAATAAGCCGCGTTACGTCCAGCCGGCCGGGCGCTCCAGCCGCACGCAAAACGAACAGTACATCAACAACTGCCCGCCGTCGCGGTCAATCTCGTCACCACACCGAAGGCACTCACTCACTCCTTGTTGCCCCGCTCGTTACGGGCGAGGGGCGCTTCGCGGGCGATCTCGCGTCGTAGTTCGGTATCTCGCTCCATACCTAACCGTGTGCGTCCCACCTACTAATAGGTATGGGTTTGATTAGAGTTAAGGGTTTGTAGTGTATAGCCGCAGTCGCAATGGCAGATACGACCATTCCGATTGCGTCCGATACGCGCGACCGGCTACGGGCGCAGAAGGTTGGCAACGAGACGTATAGCGACGTGATTGAGCGGTTGATTGACGAGGAGGACACGGATGCGTAACCGCATGGCAATCACGTTTGCCACGCCGGACGGCGCACGCACCCACGCTCCGCCCGAGGCGGCCACGCGGAGCGACGACGGCACGCCCTACGTGTGGATTCGCACGCACGGCGGTGAGATAACGCGGGCGTTTGCGACGGGTGAGATTGAATGACCGAGCAAGAAACGCTTACCACACAGAGTGTTAACACCGATACGTTACGCGGTACGGTCTATACAGTCACCGTGCGCTGGATGGATAGCCCACACCCCGAGTGTATCGGTGTATTCCAAGACGAATCCGACGCTAATGAGTTGATGAAACGGTGCCGTGATAAGTGGTCAGAACCGAAGGGCGTGGTCGCGTGGGAAAAGAATACGGTGAAGATTAAATGACCCCCACGTCGTTACATGAGCGAATAGACCACGCCGGCCACCTTGCCGACAGCAACGGGCCGGGCGTGTACGCGCTCGCTGTCGCCGTCCCTGATAGCGTCGACAGCATCCAGCGCGCTCGCTTGTCGGTCGCGGACCACCCGTTTCCAGAGAGCATGGCCGCACAGCTTGCCGCCGCCGAGCGCGTCATCTACGTCGGTGAGTCTGGTCACGTCTACGACCGGCTCATGGACCACGCCCGCGGCGAGGTGCGTCGGGCGTCGTTGCTCCGCGCGTTTGCCGTGACGGACGTGGTTGGCGTGTGGCCGGGTGCCCGGACGGGCGTGGCCGAGCGGGACCGTGCGCGAGCGTTGAGTGACGCCGAGACAGTCGCCTACGCGAACGGGGAACTGTTCTAATGGGACACGCTGAGGTCGACCGCGAGGAGTGCGCCGCGATCCGCGAGCGGTTGGTCGGCCATGAGTCCGTCGCGGAGCTCCGCGCGTGGAACGGCCGGACGCGCCGGACGCTCCGCCGCCACGCGACGGGTGAGTGCGGCCACGACCACGACACGCCGCCGCTTGTCGAGACGCCCGAGGGCTGGACCGAGCGCCTAACGTGTGACGACTGCGGCGAGGTGTTCCAAAGCGCGGGCGGCTTGACGCAGCATACAGGGACGTGCGTGGAGGCTGGCGTCACCGTGACGTGGGACGAATAGCCGACCCGGAGGTTTATTACCCCGGAGGCTATACTACGACGTAAGCGACGAGACGAACGCACCAAAAGACCGCGGTGGTGGTACACCCGTCTTTTGGTTTCCGACCGGCTAAAGAGTTCCGGTTAGGAGAGAGTCCGTCGTGGTCAACCGCAAGACCATGAGCACGGATCGAATCTGTGGCGCGCTCGGGTGCCACAACGACGCGGACGGCGTAACGCCCGAAGGCAAACACACGTGTCTAACGTGTGCCGACGCGAACGGTTGGAAGGTGGAGCTATATGAGTGATAAAGAGCGGCGCACGGTGACACTCTCGCCGCAGGCCAACCGCACGCTTGAGCAAGAAGATAACGCCTCGGCGGTTGTCAACGACCTCGTGGAACAGTATGCCCGCACGGGCGACCGCGGCGCGGCGGGCCTCAAGCTCCGGCGCAAGCACAAGCTCAACGAACTGGAGGAAGCCCGCGAGCGTGTCGCCCGGCTTGAGTCGGAGGTGGACGAACTCACCGCGTTGATTGACGAACGCGAGGCGTCCGAAGCGTCGGAGTGGGATGAGGCACGCGAGGCGTTGGGTGCGCTTGACGACGCACGCCTCACCGCGGAGAACCCCGCTGTCCAGAACTGGAGTGAAACGCTTGGCGTTACGCCAAGCGAGTTAATTGAGGAAGTACGATAGTATACTATCATACTATCATACTATCATCACACCCTTCACACACAACACACACACACACAACAATGAACTTTGACCTGCCGACAGGGACGAACGATACGATCCGCCTCGCCGCGGATTTCTTGAGCGACTACGCTGCCGAGGAGATTAGCGACCTCGCCACGGCGTACCCGTCGCGTACCGAGTTCACCGTGGACTGGAGCGATATGCTCCGGTTCGACGCGGACTTTGCCGAGGACTACTTAGAGAATCCCGACACGGTATCCGCGTGGATCGAGACGGCCGTGGAGTACGCGGCCGTCCCGAACGTGGAGCTTACGGACGTGACGGTGCGCGTGGTTGGACTCAACGAGGCCGACATATATCGGCCGATCCAACTCGTCAAGCAACGACCGGACGGCTATATCGGCGTGTCGGGCGACCTCGCCAAAGTCACCGAACCGAAGCCCGAGGCGGACGTGATCACCTACGAATGCCAGCGGTGCGGCGTGCCGACGCCCGTGCCGCAATCCGGGGAGTCCGCACAAGAACCGCATGAGTGTCAAGGGTGCGAACGGCAGGGGCCGTTTGAACCGCTTATGAGCGAGTCGGAGTTTGTTGATTACGCCAAGGTGCGCGTGGAAATGCCGCCGGACCAAACCGGCGACCTCCAGCGCGAATACGTTGACGGCGTGGTCCGTGGTGATTTGGTGTGGGGCGGCCATGAGGAACACGGGATCGTCGCTCGCTCCGGCGATAGTGTCACGGTGTACGGGACGGTGGAGTACCGCCAGCAAGACGGCAAGGGCGCGAATGACCGACTCTTTGAGCCGTACCTTGACGTGCGGGCGATTGAGTTCGACACGGACGCCGATGACGTGGACATTGAGGCGCACCGCGAGGAGTTCACGACCCTCTCCGAGCGCGACGACGCCGTGGACGTATTCGCCAACTCACTTGTCCCGCAGCTATACGCGACGGCGGAGTGGGAGCGCGCACTTGAGGCGTTGGTTGCGTACCTGTTCGGCGCGCCACGGATTGACATTGACGAGGGGCCGACCTACCGCGGCGACATCCACGTCCTGATCGTCTCCGACTACGGGATGGGCAAGAGCATGGTTAACTCGGCAATCGCGGACTTCTCGCCGAGCGCAATCAAAGAGTCCGTGACGGGCATGAGTTCGGACGTGGGACTCCTCGCCGCCGCCGTGGAGGACGACTTCGCGGGCGGGGACTGGACGCTCAAGCCGGGCGTGTTAGTCCGTGCGAACGGCGGCCATGTCATCCTCGACGAGATTGATAAGACGGACGCCGACCTTGAGCGCATGAACGACGCGCTTGAAGGCGAGCAGGTCGTCGACGTAAACAAGGCCGGGCAAAGCGCCACGTTCAATAGTCGCGTCGGCTTGCTCGCCACGGGCAACCCCGATGAGTCACGGTTTGACCGCACGGAACCCGTCGCGTCACAACTCGGCATCGATCAATCGCTCCTCTCGCGGTTTGACGCTATCGTGACCATGCGCGACGAGGCCGACCGCGAACAGGACGCCAACGTCGCGGAGACACAAGCGCGCTCTTACGTCGAAGCCGCGGAATACGACCGCGGGGACCGAGACGAGTTTGACACGCTTGAGCGGACTGTAAGCGTGCCTGTCGGCCGGGCGTGGGTCGCCTACGCCCGCCAGCACGTTGACCCCGTGCTCCAAGACCACCACGTTGACCTCATTCGAGACTGGTACGCCGAGGAGGTGCGCCAACTCAATGAGGACTTTGCCGACAACAACGCGGGCGATATGCCCGTCCCGGCAAGCGCCCGGAGCGTCATGGACACGATCCGCTTTGCCGTGGCGTTTGCTCGCGTCCATCTCCGGGAGACGGTGGCCGACGAGGACGTTGAACGCGCCATGAGCTTGTCCAAGTCGCTTATCGGGCAGACGTTTGACGGCGATCAATTCCAACCCGAGGCCACACGGACACCGACGACGCAAAAAGAGCGGATTGACGTTGTGCGCGACCTGATTGACGCCTGCGACGACGGGGACGGCGCACCGGCCGACGCAATCCTCACCGCAGCCCAAAAGGACCACGACCTCGCCCCGAGCGACGTGGAGCATGAACTCCAGAAGCTCAAAGATAAGGGCGCAGCGTATGAACCACAGACGAACCACTACAAGACGACATAACGATGACTCGTAAGACACTCGCCGACGTTAACCCGAATCGCATCTATGTGACCACCAACCGCTCCAGCGGCACGAAACGCGTCCACCTTGAGCCGGACTGCCGCCACCTCCAGACGGCGACGAACCCCATTATCGAGAAAACGCCCGCCATGTATCCCGACAGCAAACCCGTGTGCCTGAGTTGTACCGGCTCGCCACCGAAAGGCCCGAACGACCGCAGCATCTACGAGGCCGCGTGTGCGGCAGGTGAGGCCGATGAGTGACGCCGCCCGCCCGGATGGGTCGGACCCTCGCGTTCTCACCGTCCCCGACGACGCACCCGAGGTGTGGATTGCGCGGGGGAACAGTAGCGCCCGCACGTACCACACCAACCGGTGCGCCACCGTAGAGCAGATGACCGACCCCAAGCGCGTCCCCAAACCCGTCGCGGAGTGGAACGACCACACCAAATGCGGCCGGTGTAAACGACTCGATACGGGCGAGGACTATGAGCGCCCCGGCGCGGGACCCGTCCGCCTTAGCACGGGCTACCACAGCGTCTCGGCCGTCCGGTGTCTTGCCATGCGTGCGCTGGCGCTCAAAGGCCACACGCACGTTGAGGCTGGCGCGGCCGTGGACGTGGCAAAAAGCACCGCGACCCGGCATATCGGCGGCAACTGTACGTGCGACCACTACGGCCACACCGTCGCCTACAACGACACAGACGCACACGCCGCGGGCGACGGCGGCCTCCCCGATAATGTCCGTGATGGCAGCGTCGTGATGCCCGCGACGACGTGCGCCCGGATTCGTCGCCTCCTTGCGAACGCGCCCCTGAGCATCCGCCCGCTTGCCGACTTGTTCGGCGCGTCCGACACGACCATCCGCAAGCACGCAACCGATCACGACAAGTGCCCGCATGACCATAACGACACGCACCCGCCCGTGGAGTACGACCACGACGCGCAAACGTGGAGGCAGCGCCATGAGTGACGAGCCGAAGGCGTGGGTCGTGCCGCAAGCGTCCCCGAGCAAATCGACGTATCACACCGACCCGGACTGTTTCAACGTCACCGACCGGCACGTAGAGAAATCGCTGGCGTTCGTCAAGCGGTCGCGCCTGTCGGAGTGTTCCTACTGCGCGGGGACCGCGGAGTCTAACGCGGGCGAGCAACAGAGTTACGCGCATGAGATTCGGGAGCAATATGATTGAGTGTCCGATTGACGGGTGTGACGCCGGGCCGTGGCCCGACACCTACGGCGCAGACGGCGGGCGTCGAGCGCGCTTTACCCATGTGTATGAGCATGACGTGCGCGGCCTGCCGTTCAAGAAGATTGAAAGACTATGACCACGATCATTAACGACGTTGACGAGATTGACCCGAGTTGTACCGACTTCGCGCTCTTTAGCGGTGGGAACGACAGCGTTGTGAGTACACACGTCGCGCAAGAAGAGTATAATATTGACTGGACGGTGTATCTTGATACCAACACCGGATTAGACGAGAATCTTGAACACGTCAAAGACGTGTGCCGCCGGTACAGTTGGGACTTAGCTGTAATTAGTAGCCCGATGACGCTCAAAGAGTTCGCGCTTGGGAGTGAGTCACGTGAGGCGTTAGGTTTCCCCGGCCCCGGCATCCATAGTTGGGCATATCAATACTTCAAAGAACGACAGCTTCGCGCCATAGCGACGCATACCGACGACAAACCGCGATTCTACACGGGCGTTCGATCACATGAATCCAACCGCCGCATGAAAAACGTTGAAGGCGGCCGGGTCGAAGCCGAACGATGGACGTGGGTAAGCCCGGTACATGATTGGAGAGATAGCGCAATGGACCAGTACCGTGAGGAGCATGGCCTCCCCGAGAATCCTGTGGCAAAGAAGATCGGCCGATCGGGTGATTGTTACTGTGGTGCGTATGCCAACCGCGACGCAGAACTTGCGGAGCTTGAAGCGCATTATCCGGATCATGCCGAGTGGCTCAAAGAAGTTGAACGCGAGGTACAAGAGGAGATAGGGACCGACGACGACTATGCGTATTGGGGCTTCGGTGGGTTGTCTGAAAAAGAACTGCGGGCGAAAATGGCAAATGACGACATGGCTCAAATGTCGTTGTGTAGTTCGTGCGACGTGCCGGAGTACCCGAGAGACACGTAAGCGCCACCCATACGCTTACGGTCTTACGCTTCTTAACGCGACGTATGACGGACGAGCTTTGTGGAGCCGAAACGACAAGCGGCGAGCCATGCCAAAACCCCGCGGAGTCGTGCCCGTGGCATGACACCGACGACCCGCCCGCCACGGGGCGGCCGTCCAAACTTTCTTACGAGCGCCAAGAGGAGATATGCCAAGCCGTCGAAGCGGGCAAGAGCCTCACGTCCGCCGCGCGTATGGCCGGCGTCGACCGCACGACCGTATACGGCTGGATTGACCGCGGCGAGGCCGACCATGAGGCCGGCAAAGACAACGAGTTCACCGAGTTTTACGACAGGCTTACACGCGCAAAGGGCCACGGCGAGGACTTCTATTTCGGCCTTGCGCTGGACCTCGCCAAAGAGAACGGCGACCACCGCTTTATCGCCTCACTCATGAAACAACGCTACCCGGACAGTTGGGGCGACACCGAGACGGGCGTGGAGGCCGATACCGTCAAGCTGGAGGTGAGCGAGGATGTCAAGCGCACGTGGCCCGAGTAACGACGAGACGACGTTAGCGGAGTTCACGCCGACGCCGTATCAAGACGCGTTCTTGCGGGGCGATAAGCGGTATCTCGGCTTTGTGTCGGGCGTTGGGGCGGGAAAGACCTACGCCGGGATTATCCGCACGTTCCTGAATATGGAACGGTGGAATCGCGGGGAAATGGGTGCGATTGTCGCCCCGACGCGGCAAATGGTCGTTAACGTCATCATCCCCGAAATGCGCGATCTCGGCCTCCTCGACAAGTGGGATTACAACTCGTCATACTCAGACGAACCCGGTATACATAGCCCGAACGGATCGCGGGCGCTTATCCTCTCCGCCGACAACCAGAAAACGATTGAACGCCTGCGCGGGCTAAATCTCGCGTGGGGGTGGATTGACGAACGGACGGCCGTGCCGAACCGTGCGGCGGAAATCCTTAGCCAGCGCCTACGGACGGGCAACTACCGAAATCTGTATGAAACGACCACGCCGTCCGGCAAAGACGAGACGTATGAGTTCTACGTCGGCGGCACGGACGCCGAGCAACGCGCGTTCGGTGAGGCGTCAATCTATGAAGCCGACGACCGCCTTGCGATTGTTGGCGTGCCAACGCGGGCGAATCCCAACACACCCGACGACTATAAGGACGCCATGGAAAAGGATATGCCCGAGCAAATCCGCGCCCAAGAGGTGCGCGGGGAATTCGTGGAAATCGGCAGCGGGATTCTCACACGCGATATGCTCCACGCGACGCCGAACGACGTGCTTGAGTCCGGCGAATTGAGCTTCCACGTCGGCGTTGACCTCGGGATTGAACCTGACGCCGCCAAAGCCGAGACGAACGACACGGACTACTTTGCCGCCGCCATTATAGCGCACCATAGACGACACGCGAAGGCCTACGTGGTCGACGTAGCGCGCAAGCGTGGCCTATCGCTCAATCAGGGCGTGGAATGGCTCAGGGAGGTCGTCAAGGGCGTGCCGTCGCCCGACATTAAGATTGAGTCCGTCCACGCGCAGCAATACTTCTTACAGGCCGCAAAGGACGCGGGCCTCCCCGTCCACGGCGTGAGTCAGTCACTCCAAAAGGAGGACCGGCTTATTCAGTTGAGCGTGCCCTTCGAAAACGAAACCATCCAGCTTGTCAACTTCAACACGCCGCCCGAGGAGGGCTTAGACGACCGTTGGGACCAACTCGCGCAAGAGTGGATCGCGTTTCCTGACGGAACCCATGATGATATGCTCGACGCCGTAGAAATAGCCTTGCGCGGCCTGTCCATCGGGCAAACGTTCGGTGGCGAGGGGATGGACCTATACGGCCGCGACGACACCTAACGCGTATGGACCCCAAAGACCTCCTCATCGGCGAAGGCGACGGCGCGGTGGCGTCGGTCATGCGGACGGTGTTAGGCGTCGAACGCGAGCAATACGTGTGTGAGGCGTGTAACGAGCCGTGTGAGCCGACGCACGTCCACGACCCGAACCGCGCGGCCTTTGACGGTGGGGAGTCCCCGGCGTGGACGTGCCGGGAGTGTGGCCGTGACTACGTGCGCGAGACGGACGACAGCGCGTATGCGCTGGACCTCTACGGCCGTGACCCACCGCAGTAAGCATAGATGTACCCAACCTTTATGGTGTAAGCCGCCACATACGCATACGCACCATGTCAGACGGACCATTCACGGTGTCGTGCGACCGCTGCGACTTTGAGGAACGGACGCGCTCATACGAACGGGCGAAAGATTTGGTTGACCAGCACCACATCCCGACTGGACACCACCCGACAATTGAGGAGGATCCGGTATGAGCGACAACACCAAAGACTGGGCGAATATCCGCATTGAGGAGCCCGTGCGCGACGAGGCGCGTGACGACCCGCGGACGTACAGCGAGATTATGCGGGCCGGGCTTGAGGGCGACGAGGGCGAGGTGGAAACGGGCGGCGCGTTCGCCGCCGTGTCGACCGACACAATCACCGCCGACCTCCCCGCCGAGGTGTGCGAGCAGTTGGACCGGATTGAGGACGCGGCCAAAGAAGCGACGCAGGCGGCACAAGCGGCCGAACGTGCGACCGAGGAGCTACAACGATGACCGACGACTTACAACACGAACTCCGGGGGTTGATAGAGGAATGGCGGGAAAATGGAATTCCGATCCACACGCACAATCCACACCCCACCGAATCAGCAGGACGGAAAGCCGCCGACGAACTTGAGCAAACGCTTGAGGAGCATACGGAGGCCGACGAATGACCCCGATTAGTCACCCGGCGGACGCGCTCATGCTCATGCTCGGGATCGCGGGTGTCATGCTGGCGGCGTGTGGCGTGGCCTTCACCGTGGCCGTTGTGTGGGGTGGAGTGTGACGCTCGCCACCTACGCCGCACTCGGGTATCTCCTCCCGGCGGGAACGTTCCTGTTCACTTTCGCCCGGCACGAACGCCGGCATAACAAACCGCGATATGACATTGCGCTTGTCGTGGCTGTCTTATGGCCGCTGGCGGTCCCGTGGGCGATTATGACCCGCATCCTCCGGTGGATGGATACGTAATAGCCCAAACGCTTAGGCCCGCGCGCTTTAACAAGCGCGTATGTCAGACGACGACGCCGGTTTCTTTCGCAACCTCGGCGGCCTCGCCCGTGATTACGTCGTAGCCAAGCGGCGGCAACTCCAAGACGACCCCGCACCCGAGACGGCGGTCGACAGCACCTCGGCCGGCACGGGCTACTCGTTTAGCGGCCAAGAGATCGACTTTGAGGATCTGCGCGACATTAAGGATATGCGCGAGTCGGGTGGGCAAGTCGCGCAACTCATGGATTACAAGGCGCTCCTCAACTTTGGCGAGGGCGCGGAGCTTCACGTCGAAGAGAACGAGGACACCGAAGAGGTGATTGACGGCGAGCCGATGACGCTGGAGGCGTGGCTTGAAACGCAATTCCCGCGGCTTGACCTCACCGTCTTAGACCTCGGGAGCGACGCGCTCTGGTACCCGGCGGCCGTTGGCGAACTCCGCGAGACGCAGGCGGGCGACTTCAAAGAGTTCCTCCCGGCGGAACCGTGGACCGTGTTGCCCGTGACGAACGACCGCGGCGAGATCGTCGCGTGGAAACAGCAGGTCATTCAGAACGGCACGCCCAAAGAACAGACGCTCAACGCGGACGTGCTGTGTAACATCGTTCTCAACAAACAGTCGGCACGCGACAAGACCGGGATTAGCGAAGTCCTACGGAACGATGACGAGATTCAGGCGTTCAAAGAGAATGAGCAAGCGATTAACAACGCGATTGAACTCCACGGCTTCCCACAGCGACACGTGAAGGTCGGGCGGGAGGAGGGGACGCCCGTGCGTGACGACGACCTCCGGCGCGTCCGCACGCTATTCGACCCGCACAACACGGACGCCAATACCGCGTATTTCACCGGGCAAGGCGTGGACGTTGAATCGCTTGAGGCCGAGAACTTTGACTATCAGGCGATTCACGAGATGGATATGCGGAACCTCACGACCGCGCTCGGCCTCCCGCTTGAGGCGGGCAACGTGGGGGCGGACGGCCTCGGGAGTGGCAAGCCCGCCGAGTTGCGCTTTGCGTTGCTCAAGTTGGCGATTAAGGCCAACCAGCGGAGCTTTAGCACGCAGTTCATCGAGAAGGTCGTGCGGCCGGTCATCCGTGACTATTCGCCGTTCGACCACACGGCGACGGTCACGATGAGCATAGACGACCCGCTTGAGGATATTGGCGAGACGGCGGACCTGATTAACAGCATCGGGGATTACATGACCAACGCCGAGGCGCGGCGTAGGCTCGACCTCCCCGAACCGGAGGACGACGAGGTGGCGGAGTCCTACCGCTCGCCGGCCGATATTGAGCGCGACGAGGAAGGCGTTCAAGACGACCCGATGGGCGGGCTGTTCAACGGCGACGGCAAGACGCTCGCCGAGATACCGGACAAGTACACCGAGGGGACCGGGCTATCCGAGGATGACTTTGTGCCGAACGCCGACGTGGAGGCCGTCGTTGATGACGTGCTGGAGTTCATCGACGCCGAAGGCCTCCCGAACCCCGAGAATCAACGCGAGGGCGCGGCCCGCGCTAACCAACTCAAGGACCACGCCGCCAACGACGACCCGCTTGCCGTCGAGTTTTGGGAGGAGATTAGCAACTTCCACGCTCGGCACCGCGCGCAGGGCAACCATGAGTGCGACAAGTCGGACCTCCCCGAAGCGGCCGCCGAGTCCGACTTTGATGGGTGTTACTTTGACGCCGGGTATTTCTCTGATAAGACGTGGGGAGGCGACCCCGGCAAGGAACAGGCCGACCGGATCGTAGAGGCGATTGAGGGCACCGAGGGCGTAGAACTGTCGCAGGGTGATACGGATTTTAGGTGTCTCGGGGAGGGCGTCACCGACGAGCAACTATCGCACGCGCCTGAGTGGGATCGCCCGCTCCTCGAAATGTTCCGTGGCGTGTCCGACCCGAACGCCGACCCGAACCGGGCGCTTGTGAGCTTCGCCGCAAGTGAGACGCCCGAGTTCGTGCTTGAACGCATCCGCGAGGCTATCATGTCCGGCGCGACGTTTAGCCACTTTGAGGGGATTGACGACGGCCGCATTATGGAGTTCCGGCAGACGTTTGCGGACGCGCTCGGCACCGACGACTTTACGCTCGACAGCATGACCGAGGACATTATGGACTTTGCCGACCTCGGGCGAGACGAGGCCGAGCGTATCGCGCGCACCGAAAGTAGTGCGGCACTCAATAAGGCACGCGAAATTGGGTATGAAGAACAGGGAGAGGGTGACGCGCGGTTTTACTGGACCGGCGCGGACCCCGGCGATAGTCGGCAAACCGAGGCGTGTGAGTGGTTGATTCGACAGACTAACCCGTTCCACGGTGGCGACCCGGTGCCGATGGAACAGTTACGCGACATGGTAGAGGAGGCCCCGACGCATGACGACGACATGGCTAACACGCTTGCGCGCCCGGAAAGCTGGGTGGTACATCCAAACGAGCGCAGCACGTTTGCGCTTGCGCCTGAGTCGGGTATCTAATCCGGTATCTATTAGTATGTGGTTGTTGTAACAACTACTGTATGCCAAGCCATACAGTCGCGTTTGACAACGGACAGTACCAGTACGTGCTTGCGACGAAAGGCGAGCGGCAAAGCGTAAGCGAGCGCGTGCGGGAGCTTGTGGACAAGGGTATGGAGGCCGAGCAAAATGACTGACGCCACCTTAATCTCATGTACGGGGACAAAGCGCGATCACGAGGCTCCGGCGCGGATGCTCTATGACGAGTCCGCGTATTTCCGTAAAATGCGGGCATGGGCCGAATCACGGGGCTGCGAGTGGTTTATCCTGTCGGCAAAACACGGGTTACTATCACCCGACGAGCCGGTTGCCCCGTATGATGAGCGCGGACTATCCGAAGAGCAAGCCGAACAGATTGCCTTTGAGCTTGATGAGCGGGCAATCAGCCGTGTGTACGTGTGCGCCGGCCGGGACTATCTCGACACGCTAACGCCCGCGCTTGAAGCCGTGTCTATTGACGTGGTTGATCCGTTTGCTGGAATGCGTATCGGTGAGCGGATGAACGCGCTAACGGAACGCACCGATGCTTAGACAAGAGTACCTACGGCGGCTTGTTGACGGCGCTCATATTGAGTTACATCTTTCATCAAATGATGGGGCGCGATTATATTGGCCGTGGCGTATGCAACCGCCGAAAGAAGCTTCGCAAGCTTACAGAGACGCGTGTGAACAGTACGTGATTGATTCGGACCCGTTAGATAACGATGTAACTGCCAAAGACGTACTTGACACGGCACATAGGCTTGATGCTGAGGTTGCCAGCCTTCAAGACGTGTATCAGGATAAAGACGCCACCGTTGACAGCCTCCTCAAAGGGTTAGAAGTGGCCGACGACCATGCGTTTGACGGCACGCTTCTTTTGCCGTTACAAGCGCCATACGTCGAGTGTTGGCGTGACCTCGGTGAGCCGCGGGACTACTGGTTAGGCATTGGTGGCCTCAAAGACGCTCGCCCAAACCAACGCCTTACCGCCGCCGGTTCGTTGCGTGACGCGACCGGCCCGGACGCATGGATTCACGGATTCGGATGGGGAGTCACCGGAATAGCATCAAAAATCCGTGAAAACCCTAATTTATTAGACTCATTAGATTATTCCACACCACTACAACAATCAGTCATATCTGATTGTACTCCCGGCAAAGAACGAATGAGTGTGACCGCAATGGGGGCCGCCAAACGACTCGTCAAAGACTTACGCGAAGTCTCGGAGTACCCGGACAAGGAGCAGACAATACAAACATCGCTCGGGGGCTGATTATGAAACGCCTATCCGACACGCCTAACGACGACACCGTGAAAGTATGCCCCGAGTGCGGGAGTAGTAGCATCGTTCATAGCGCGCAGAGCAACCACGGCGGGACGCACGGAACCGAGGTGTATCGGTGTACGCTAAACGGGCACGCGTTTGACGAGCCGGACGAACGCGAGCGTGAAGGCAACTGCGAGCCGGGGCACAAAGGCGCGGCGAAAGCCTTGAGCGACGCCGACCCCGACGAGTGGCCGTAAATAGCCCAAACGCTTAGGCGGCGCACGTCGTTGATACGCGTATGAGCGACTTGCGCGACGACCTTACCGAGATTGACGGCGTGGGTGAGGCAACGGCCGACAAAGTGCTTGCCGTGCTTGCCGACCACGGCGCGAGCGACACCGACCCCTTACTCGAAAAGGCCAAAGCCGCCGCCGAGCGTGGCGACGACCGGAACGCGGCCGTGTTCCTGCGGCGCGCGGGTGATGAATAATGCCCTTCGGAGAGTATGAGGACTTTGACGCCTGCGTGCGTGAGAACAGCGACAAGCGCGACCCCGAAGCCTACTGCGCGACAATTAAGCGGCAGATTGAGGGCGCGAGCGCGCTGTCGGACGCCGACCGGGACGCAATCAAAGCCGCGGACGGGTTTAGCGACCGGCTTCTTGACGACGATCCGTGTTGGGACGACTATACGATGGTCGGGACGAAAGTGGAGAACGGCCAAGTCGTCCCCAACTGCGTGCCCGACGACGAGGTGCCCGACGCCAACCTTGCCGCGGCCGACGAACGGTGTGGCGGGGGCATGGTCAAGATAGGCGACCGGTGCGTGCCCGTAGAGGACGCAAGTGAGTCCGTCGACGCCCCGGCGAGTATCCTGTCGGAGAACGCCTCATACCTCACGCTCAAGTCGCTGGAGTCCGAGCCGATTGAGCGCGTGGAAGCGGGCGACTCCGAGGTGCGGTACACCAACGTCAAGCTCTTGTCGCCGGGCATTTGGGCGGACGCCGGGAGTCAGACCGAGACGTACTACCCACCGGACGGGATCGCGTCATTACAGGCCGACTATGACGAGGCCGAGCATGACGGGCCGCCGCTCAACATCATGCATGACTTGGATACCGACGAGTGGAAAGCGCATGAGGCGTCCGTGGCGGGCCATATTGACCCCGACAGTCTTGACACCGACGACGACGGCAACCTCTTCGGTGACTTAGTGCTTAACACGGCGAAAGGCGCGGGGCAATTTGCCGACGACAACCTCAAGAGTACGCTGAAGAACGAGGGGACGGTCGGCTTTGGTGGCCCGAGTGTCGAAATCCCGGCGCGTGGCCTCCAGCAATCACATGACCCGCAGCGCGATATGCCGCGCGTGGACGGTGGCCTCTTGACGGGCGTGGCGCTTGTCATGGACCCCGCGAGTAAGAGCGTGAACTTTGCGCGGGAGTCCGCGCGGCGTCCGATTGCCATGAGTGGCACCAACGCTAAGGCGCTCGTCCGACAAAGCACGGGTATGGCTCCGAAAATCCTTGAAGCGGACCCCGGCGAAGTGCGCGAAATCCTCGATATGTTCGGCCTTGACACCGACGACCTTGACGACTCCGAGGTCATGGACATGGCCGAAGACCTCCACGGCGACCTCATGGACGAACTTGAGGGCGACGACACGGAAATGGGCGACTATGAGGACGACGAGGAGGACGACGACACCGAGATGGAAGAGCACGGCGACGAGGACGAGGACGACGACGAAATGGAAATGGCCGACGACATGGACGCGGTGATGGATCGCGTCCAGAACCTTTCCTCGCGCCTTGAAGACCTTGAGGATATGGTCGCGCAGGCCATGACCGCCGACGACGTGGACGCGGAACTTGAGGACGCCGCCGGTAACAAGCTCGCGGACGCCGACACCGTGGAGGAGCTTGACCGTCGCCTGTCGCAGCTTGAGGACAAGGGCGCGGAACCGCGGACGCTCGCGGATTCGGACGCGGATGATGACTTTGAGCCGGTATATGACGAGTCGGCAGTTTCGGGGACGCGCTGGTAACGCGTCGCACGCGCGGGTCATGCCGCCCGACATGGCCCGCTCCGGGTAACACTCTCCAAATCCCATAATTATAAGACACTACAACGCATAGCCGTAGGTGCGTCATGGTAGAAGTTGAAAACGACGTGAGTGAGGTAACGTATCCGACCAACGCACCCGGGGACTATGGCGAGGTGTTAGACTATGTGGTCCGGAAAGGGCCAATCAGTCACAAAGGAATATGTGACGACACGCCGTTTATGTCGCCTAACGAAATCCGCGACGCGCTAACGTGGTATCAAGACCGTGGACATATTGAGCGCATGGACGGCGATATTGAAGAGCATGGTACAACGCGGACGGTCTATTACGTTCCAAAGGATAGCTAATGCCCTCAATCCACATCCCCGAGGACGTATGGGCGGAGTTGCTTATGGCAAACGACGGCGACCGTGCGGCCGCCCGCGAGGACGTAAAGCGTGGGGCGGAAGCAGTCGCGGAGGGTGAAGTATGAGCGAGTTCTGGCTCGGCGTGTTTACAGCACTCGCGGTATGGTGGACGCTTCAGTCCATATATGCACTATTCAAACAAGGCAAGAGATTTGAAATAGACGCGTTTTACACCGCGGGGCAAATCGGTCAAGCACTTCTTGCCCTACTCTTCCTTGTGTTGACGTACACGGGGGTTGTGTTCTAACCCCCACCCGTAGGCCCTTACTTTTTAGGTAGCACGTATTAGCAACGGGTAGAACATCATGGCTACCCGAAGTGAAGGCGAACACACGTTTGACATTGAAGTCCTCGTGAGTGGCGAGGAACTCCGCGGCTACTCCGCCGGGGAGGCCCTTACCACGGGCGAACCCGTGGGTATTAGCGGAGACTACGAGGTATCGGCCAGCGCAGCCGGTGAGGGCGACTTCATCGGCGTCAACCTCTATGACGTTGCCAGCGGCGAAGAGGCCGCTATTGCCGGCGACGACTGCGAGGTCCGCGTTGAAGTGAGTGAGACGGTGACGGCCGGCGACGAACTCCTCCCCGATGGGAGCGCGGCCTTTGAGACGGTCGCCACGTCCACCGGGAGTAACGGCGTCGCTATCGCGCAGGAGGGTGGTTCCTCGGGCGACGTGATTGAGGCGTATATCTTCGCCGTTCAGGGGGCGGAGGCCTAACAATGTCCACGGCACACGCACGCAACAAGCTCAAGCGGCACGGACGCACCGGCAACTGGCGGTTTAAGATGCTCATGGAGGCGGCCTTGCCCAACTCCGACGTATCCGCCAAAGAGGTCGCCAAGGTGTGGCCCGGCGCGAAGAAGGGCGACTACTCGTTCCTACAGGGCAACCCGAACCGCACGCTTGAGGCGGAAATGTCGCGCACGGCCCGCGCCGAGGCGGGGAGTGAGCGACACCGCACGCTCAAGGACTACGCAATCAACGCCGACAGTTCCAAGCTCCCCAAGACGCTCAAGAGCGCAAAGCGACTTGAGGAGGACGGCGACGTGATTGAGGCGCGGCTTGACGACGCGATCCCGCGGATGCTGTTCGCAACCTCCGACCCCGAAGAGGTTGACACGCTGTTCCGCGAGCAGCTTCTTGAGGTCATCATGGAGGGGCGCGAACTCCGCAAGGTGGCCCGCGACGCGTCCAACGTCATTAACGCCAACACGCGCGTCGGTGACGTGCCGGTCGCGTCGGACGAACAGTTTGCCCGGCCGACCGCGCAGGGCGCGGAGATTCGTGACGACGGTGAGGACTACACCACGGTCCAATGGAACTGCGAAAAGCTCACCGAGGGGTCGCGCGTCACCGACGAAATGCGCGATCAGGCGATGGTCGACCTCATTGAGCGCAACATCCAGAAGGTCGGCGCGTCCGTTGAGAACGGGATTAATCGCGTGTTCCTGACGGAACTCGTTGACGACGCGCAGGCCGACCACGACACGGCCGGGTCGGATCAGGGCTACGCGGCGCTCAACGCGGCCGTTGGCGAGGTGGATAGCAACGACTTCCGGCCGGACACCTACGTCACGCACCCGGACTACCGCACGCAGCTATTCAACGACACCAACCTGTCCTACGCGAACCGCGCGGGGACGAACGAGGTGCTGCGGAACCGCGAGGACGCGCCGATTGTTGGCGACATTGCCGGGCTTGACATGCACGCGGCCATGTCCTCGGCAACCTACGACGACGGCACGGACACCGGCTGGTCCGGTGGCTCCGAGACGTGGGGCTTCTCGTCTGACGGCGACAAGGGCGCTGTCGTGTACGACCGCGACAACATCCACACCATCCTCTACTCCCCCAACGGGCAGGACGTGGAAATCAAGGACTACGACGACCCGATTCGGGATATCACGGGCGTCAACGCGCGTGTCCATGTGGACGCGCAGTATTCGCAGGGGCGGTCCGCCTCGACTATCACGTTCTGAGCGGCGTAGCCCGTTTCTTTTTGTCACCGCCCGCGTAGCGACGCGTATGGCTAACGAGGATACGCAACGGCGCGTTGAGCGCGCGCTTGGCAATCGGCCGGGTCTTAGTACCGGGCAAGACACGGTAGCAACGGCCGGGACCGCGGTCGCGCTGAACGGTGGCACGTCCGAACCAATCCCTGATGGGGCGGTGCTTGCCGTGCGCGCAAACAGCGATAACTCAACGCCGGTCTATGTTGGTGACGACACCGTAGACTCAAGCAGCGGGTTTGAACTCACCGCGGGCGACGGGCTAAACATCCGCACGACAGACGTGGCGGCCGTGTACGTCGACGCCGAAACAAGTGGCGACGGCGTATCATGGGCGGTGGAGGTGGATGCGTAATGCCCGAGTTTACCCCGGCCGGCGTTGCGCCCGCGAGCGGCGAGGTACCGCGACGAAACGGCGAGCCGACACTTACGGAGTTGCCCGTCGAAGAAAGCACGGGCACCCGTCGCGGCCTCTTGTATATTGACGTGTCGGTCAACATCGTCAAGGTCACTATCCCGGACGGGAGTGGTGGCGTGGCGACCGGGACGGTCGTGGATCTCTCTGGTTCGGTGAGTCTCTAATGGCTAACGAGGATACGCTTAAGCAAGTCGCGGAAGTGGCGCGACTACAACACTACAGGCAACGCGAGCAAGGCTTTGTCGCGTCGCATATCTATGACGTGCCGGGCGGCGGCGGAACTGTCAATTTGTTTGTTCGCAATCCGGCCGACTCTGGGTTTGTGGTTGACGTAGTAAAGGAGTCGTTCACGTCGCAATTCAAGGGGGAATTTGCGGTGTATGACCAATTCGCGGCGGGCGGCGCCCCGTCAGGCGGCACCGATGTAGGGGTGGACAATCTCTTGATGGACTCGGGCGGCACAAACGGCAGCACCGCGGGCGGTGTCACGGTCAAACGCGGCGTGTCGTTTACGCCTGAAGGTAGCCCGCACTTCCAGTCCGTCATCCCGAGCGGCGGCGGCGGAAACGGCGGCCCTCCTGCGGCAAGCGTTGGCGGTGCGGCCGCCGGGACCGAACCCCTGATTGAACCCGGCCGCGAGGTCGTGTATCAACTCCAAAACGACGCCACCGAGGACAGTAAGGGCAGCCTCGGTATTGTCTACCTTGAACGCGACGACCTCTGACGACCCATAAACATTTGTGGGAGGCCGCATAATAGCCGTCTGTGCAACTCCGACGCTCCCCCGGCGCGCGTGCCGTCGACGCTGATTGGCACGAACAGCGCCAGCGCGCCCGTGAACAGGCGTATAGTGGCGACTTAGACGGGTTCTTTAGCGACACCGAGATTATCAAGTACGACCTTGAGACGGCACAGATTACGGGCGAGGACAACCCGCGCCTGTATATCTTCAACCGGACGCTCGACGTGTTCGGCGTGAACGGAACGGACGTGCGGAACCTGAGGGATCGCTAATGGCGGGCAATCGCCCCACATGGTCGCGGTCGCTTATCCCCGACTCAGACGAGGAGTTCGTCGACAACAAGTATAGCGCGGCGGAGCTTGAGCGCATGGACGGCCGAGAACTCCAGAGTCTCGCGGCGGCACACCCGACCGACGAGGTGAACGGCAAGAGCAAAGCGGATGATATTCGGGACGCGCTTGAGGGTAAAGAGCGCGTTGAAACATGAACAAGGCACAAGCCCAACCGCCAAAGCCGCCCAAACTCGTCGCGGAGACGGCGATTGAACGCAACGAAGTGGAGGAGTTGACGTTTAGTGCGGCGGAGTTTGACGAATTTGATCAACACTTCAAGCGGCGATTGGCAGGCGCGGCGGACACCGACGAGATAAGCGGGCGGTCAACGCTCTTAGAGATTCGGAGTTACTTTGTGGTCCAGCGGACGTTTGACGAGTATGAAAACTAACACCATACACACAGGAAACGCGTTTGACGTATTGCCCGAGTTGCCCGACGAGTCGGTCAACTGCGTAATGACAAGCCCGCCATATTGGAACCTTCGAGATTATGGCGAGGAGGATCAACTCGGCTTAGAAGAGACGCCCGAGGAGTTTGTCAAAAACCTTGCCGACGTATTTGACGAGGTGGAGCGCGTGCTACGCCCGGACGGAAGTCTCTGGTTGAATCTGGGGGACACGTACAAGGATAAGGACTTACAGCAAATCCCGGCACGGGTGGCGTTGGAACTTCAAAACCGGGGGTGGATACTACGGAACCGCGTGACGTGGGCGAAACCCAACCCGATGCCGCAGAGTGTCAAAGACCGGCTGAATGATACCACAGAGGCGATATTCCACTTTGTGAAAAATAAGGACTATTATTATGACTTAGACGCAATCCGGGAAGAATATAGTGAGGTATCTAAAAATCAGATAAACTCAAATTATTCAAGAAATGAGAATGAAAAGTGGTCTAACTCACCGGGAAATCACGAAGAAGGTGGGATACACACACCGGGGAAAAAACTTTCCGATAACTATCATAAAGAAGGCAAGAATCCGGGCGATGTTTTTGAAGTAGCAATAAGCGGGCTTTCAGATGTTCATTTTGCTGTTTACCCGCCCGAGTTATGCGAAAAGCCAATCAAAGCGACGTGTCCGAAAGATGGGATTGTATTAGATCCCTTCGCAGGCGCAGGGACCACGTTGCTCAAAGCGAAAGAACTCGGACGTGATTACGTCGGCATAGAACTAAACCCCGAGTACGCAGATATGGCGCGCGCACGGATTGGACTCACGCCGAACGATCCGAGTCGCATCCGCGACGACGACGGACAGGCGGGTTTTGAAGCATACACTGACTAAGCGGGCGTGCCTTTTTGCGGGCGTGGCCCTACCGTCCACCTAATGCCGGAGTTGTCCGAGCGGCAGGCCGAGGTACTGCGCGAACTGACGACCGGCGCGACGACACGCGGCGAGATTGCCGACGCGCTCGGGGTGACAAAATCCACCGTGAGCGACCACTTTACCGCGCTCCGAAACGCGGGGTATGACCTCCAGCAAGAGCGCGACGGCAATCAGGTGACGTACACGCTCGGGGACGCGCCCGACGACCCCGTAGAGACACCCGACTCAGACGACGAGCGCGACGCGCTGCCGGATTTGTCGGACACGCCCGTCGCGGATGTCGACCCCGACGTAAGTGACCTCACAGACACGGAGCGACGCCTTGCGCGCGAACTCCAAACCGGGCGCTCGCTTGATGAACTCACCGACACGCTTGAGGACCGGCCGGGCGTCATTACCGAACGGTTGCGCGACCTCCGCCGCCGCGGGTGGCAGGTGTATATTGACGAAAGCGCGGAGCATATCGCAATTGAGGGCGACAGCACGCTCCGGAGTTCGGAGCATATCGGGACGCGCACGCGGAAGGCGAATAAGTGGTGGGAACAGCGACACAACCAACTTGTCCGTGAATACAAAGGCTTGAGTGACGTGCCGAGTTCGGTGGACGCCGACGCCGACCCGGACACCGAGGATTGGGTCTTACACCTTACCGACATACACGCGGGCGACTTTGTGCGACAGGACGACGGGACCGTGGTGTATGAACCTGAGTTAGTGCCGGACGTGATCGACTACGCGACGCGCCGGAGCCTCCACCTCGCGGACGTACACGGCGCGAACTATGACACAGCGTATATTCTCGCGGGTGGTGATTGGGTGACGGGCGAGGGCGTGTATGAGGGCCAACTTGAGAACGACGACGTAGAAGCGTTCATGGACGAACAGATTGACTTACTCCATGACCCGGTATTACGCCTTATAGAAGCCTATGCCGAACGGTTTGATAACGTCGTTGTGGTGTGTCAAGTCGGGAACCACGGCAAGAATCGGGCGAGTGGGACGAGTAAGCAAAACAACGGCGACCTAATCGCCTACAAGAATCTGCGCAGTACAATTGCGGCGTTGCGCGACCGACACGGCGACCTCCAGAACGTCGCCATGAAAATCGGCGAAGCGCGACCGTACCGCAACTTCAAGATGCGCGGCGGGAAAGTGACGGGCCACCTCCGACACGGGCAGGACCGCGACCCGCAGGCGTCGACAAGCGCCCGCCTCAAAGAGTGGATGAGTACGCTGTTAGACCACGACTTTGACCTTGCGTATCTCGGGCACCACCACGTGACGGGGATGATACCGTGGGACGGCCCGCCGATTGTCGCCACGGGATCGCCAAAGCCGAGTGGGGAGTTCGTTGAACGCCTCGGCGTCGGCGTGCCGTCGCGGTATCAGTCAATCGCGTCATGTCACGGCGTGAGTGACGCGGGCATGACCGGCTTCTACCCGATTGACGACCGGGCCTTTGACCGGCGAGAGTAAGACGAGGATTAATTATTTATGGTAAGCACTAAAAATAGTGTCGTATGGAACCTAACGGTGATATTTCGGGCGACAAACTCGCTGCGTCGTTACTTAAAGATACCGCAGACCTAATTGATGATGACCGCGACACACACGGCGACGCGGTAGAAAACCAGCAGCATATTGCTGCGGGTTGGACGTGGTACCTTCGCGGGCAGGGAGTGCTTGACGACGACGAGGCAATTCGTGGCGACGACGTGGCAGCTATGATGGGCCTACTCAAAATGTCACGTCACGCGGTCGGCACACACGACATGGATCATATGAGGGACGTTGCCGGGTACGCCGGCATCGGCGGAGCGTGTCTTGTCGCCCGCGGCGAGGCGGACGCCGACGAACTGACCCGTGGCGCGTATGAAGACGCGCATGACGTGCGTGACGATGAGTGATGCCGACCTATCGGTGTATCTCGCCGGGCCGGTCCAACACAAAGCGGACGGCGGCGCGGCATGGCGTGACGCGATTCAGGAGACGTATTCAGACATCCGGTGGTTAGACCCACTTGCGAAGTATAACGTGCCCGTTGAGGGAATTGATATTGTCCCCGAGGGCAGCGACGCGGCCGGCCGCGACGGCGCGGTAACGCCGGCCGATATTGTTAATGGCGATAAGTCGTTACTCCGCGACGCCGACGTGGTGCTTGTCGGTTATTCCGCGGTGCGCTCTATCGGCACACCGATGGAAGTCATGTGGTCACATGACCACCACAAACCTGTCGTGATATGGGTACGTGACGGAACGGAAGTATCAGAACTTTCGCCGTGGTATCGCTATCACGCCGACGCAATACATCATAGCCTGTCTGACGCCGTTAACACTTTGCTCAAGCTTAATTAAAAGCCGCCGTAAGTCACGCGACGGAAGCGGGCCGAAAACGCCGCGGTCATCCACTACGCGCCACCCGCCCGCTGTTAGGGCGACGGGGCGGCCGTCTCAACCTCCGCCCCGTAGCGTTTTGAAAGTACGCCACAAACACGCACGTATGGCAGACCGCTGGTGGACGCGCGAGGAGTGGAACGACGCCGACCGGGAGACGGACGGCACGCACACGTGTCGGGAGTGCGGCCACGGCGCGACTATCCAGACGCCGCAACGTCGCACCGAACACTACTGTACCGAGTGCGACGCGTGGCAACGCTTTGAGTCTGTCCACACGGACGCGCCTTGACGGGCAAACGCTTAGGGACCGGCGTGCCGAACCGTGACGTATGCCCGACCCGAGTATTGACGAGTTGAGTAAGAGCGATTGGGACGACGCGACCGCCGCCGAACAGACCGCGATCCGCGAGCAATGCGAACGCGGGTCATCAACGGGCTGGACGCAACTGAGCGACGCCCGCAAGAACGAACTTATCCGCGAGGCAATCGCGGAGCGTGACACGCTGTATAGCGAGCGCATGGCGCGCTTACCGACGCTTGACGGCGACGCCGAAACCTTCACGCTCAATCTCGCCCGCCACAAGTGGGAGCTTGCCGAAGGGGGCGAGGCGCAAAGCGAGAGCGGCGAAGGCGGGAGCGTGTCGTACAACACGGGCGCGGGCGAGGACTACCTCCAGCAAACCCGGTACGGTAAGACCGCGCTCCGGTACGTGTGGACGGATGACAGTATCGCAATCGTCAGGTCGTATTAGAACCATGAACCCCTTTGAAGATATTGAGCCACCGACCGAGGATAAGATAGACGAGATACACGCCGAAATAGAAGCGGAGCAAGAGAATTGGGACCCCTTGGACCTCCCCGAGTCGCAGGCGCAACTTGTAAAGGACCTCCGTGCGGCCGGTGCGCCGGACGATATGATTAGCCGGACGGGGGCGGGGCTGTATCACGACTATGTAAGCCCGCACCCGATGCCGAAGCACTTGCTCGTTGGCGACGCCAAAGCCGCAGGGCTTGAGGAAATCGCACAGCGGGCGATGAGCGGCCATTACGATCCGTAATGCTATCCGCAAGCGTAGACTTAGACGTGGACGTGACGGCCGAGGACGTGTATCAGGCCCACCGCAAGCGCGTCAAACAGGCGTCGCAACTCGGCTTTAGCGTGTCTCAAGAGCGCGTGCCGGTCGACACGGGGACGCTCCAGCAATCGGGCTTCCCGCCGGAGTTCCGCGAGGAGGACGTTGTGTTTGGCTACACGGCCCGCCAAGCCGCGCCGATGGAATACGGGACGGAACCGGGCCACACGCCACCGATTGAACCGCTCAAGCGGTGGGCGCAACGGATCGGCAAAGACCCCGGCTTTGGCGTGTGGGTAGCGACGCAAAAGATACCGCAGGAAGGCGTCGACGCGCAGCCGTACCTCCGCCCGGCCGCCGAGCGCATGAAGCCGTGGCTTGACAATCACGGGCTGGACTTAGGATAAGTAGTTTTATTAATCACGGTCGCCAATCCGTGAATGCGTATGAAGCGAGAAGAAGCCCGAGAGAAGTTAATGAGTCGCGTGAAAGAAGACCCCGAAACGGGATGCTTAGAGTGGCAAGGCGCGCAAGCGAGTTTCGGCCACGGCCACATAATCATAAATGGCAAACAGGTGCTTGTCCATCGGTTGTCTTATGAACTACACAAAGATGAAATAGCCGAAGGGATGCAAATCAACCACAAATGCGATAATCCCCCTTGCGTGAACCCCGACCACCTGTATATGGGGACACAAAAAGAGAATGTGAATGATGCTGTGGAATCTGGCAACTATGTATCTAACTTCGGTATCGGCTCGGATCATATATACAGTAAGTTGTGCGAACAGGATGTGATTGAAATGAGAAAAAAGTACAACACCGGAGACTATACGCATAAAGAATTGGCAGAGGAGTATGACGTGAATATAAACACAGCGGGCGAGGCAATCCGCGGTGATACATGGGCACACGTTGAGGTTGATGATGACTAACGACGACTATAGCGAGCAATACGACGACTTGGAGGAAAAGGACATCCTCCTCGGTATCCTCACCGAACTCCAGCAGATCCGCGTCATGCTCCAAGCGCGCGACACAAGCGACGACGACGCGCCGCCGACCTTTGCGTGCGACAGGTGTGACGCCGAGGTGCCAAAGGACAAGCGCGAGACGCACGCCCGCGACGCGCATAAGGCCCCGCCGAGTATGGCGACCGAGATATTCACGCGCGTCGAGTAGGGTGGCGTTTTACCCCGTCGCCGCATAAGTGCGGGTATGCTCTTTGACGCGCCATTTGAAGCGGCGTTCGGTGGGGTCCACGATCCCGACGACGTGGTGTATCAAGTCATCCGACTGCTCCGTAATGCGGCCACAGATGAGTGGGACACGGCCACGCCCGCGATTCGCACCTATTGGGATGACGCGCAAAGCGAACGCGGGCCGGGAGCGGGACAGCCCCCTGTGTGCTATGTGTGGAGTCCAACCGATAGCACGTTAGAACCGTTTAGCATGGACGGCACACGGTTTGATAAAGGCAACACGGTTGAAGTACAAGTATGGGCGTTGCGCCCGGACACGGCCAAGCGCGTCCAGCAAAACGTCACGCACATCCTCGGGACATATATCAACGACAACAGCGGGGCAACGCCGTATAGTACGCTTGAGCCGTCCGGGCAGGGCGATTTTCGCGAGCAAAAGCCGGCGCGTGACACGCAGCATTATGTTATGTCGGTGGAGATTGAAACGCGTGGCCTCCCGCCAACGCGCGAGAAGGACAGCGGGGCGTTCACGGCCGGGTTTGACGACGGGTTTGCCTAACGCTTTAACCCCCGCCGCGTGTATAAGTCGGTAATGACGTGGGACGACTCTAAGAAAACGTTTCAAACGCGGCCGGACGTGCCGGCCGACGAGAAGCTGACTTCTGGCGAGTGGAACAATCACGTCACGGACCAACAAAACCGTGGCTATAACGACTTATCAACAGTTACAGCCGACTATACGGCGGGCGCGCAAGAAATCGTCCTCGTGGACGCGAGCGGTGGCCCGGTGACGGTGACGCTCCCCGCGCCGGAGTCCGCGGCGAGCGTGGTCGTGAAGAAGATCGACGCGAGCGGGAACGCCGTGACGATAGCGACGCCGGGCGGTGAGACAATCGACGGCGACAGCGAGCGAACGCTAACGGCAACGACGCAACCCAGCCGAGAGATTATGAGTGACGGCACGAATTACTTTATCATATAACAATGACTTACGACGGAACTGACCCCGACGATGACGGCGTTGTTGAGGCAGACGTAGATAACGATTCGGTCAATACAGACCAGGAAAACATCACTGACCCCAACGGGCCGGGATACGTCCAGACGGATTACCCGACCGCGGTCACAGAGTACATCGCTAACCCTGCGGTCCGCGCCCCACTCCAGCAAGTCAACCACGAAGGGTCGAGTAGCGGCGATCAGACGGGGAACTCCCTGAGCGGCGGGAGTACCGTCACCGCGGCCTCGATAACGGGCTCGGGCGTCGTCAAGAACGTCTGGACGGCGCTCGGGAACACGTCGGACGCGGTGACGATGCTGGAGAGTTACCTGGAGGTCGTTGTCGACGGGCAGTATTCGGTGTTCCTGTCGAACAACCTCAACGGGTTCGCGTTTCAGGCCAACCACTTGAATCCTGACTTCGAGTGGGCGAACGCGAAGCAAAACGGGATGCTGCACTTCCCGTCGACGGGGAACATCAACCTCTCGTACTCGATGCGATACCCCATCCCCTTCGAGTCGTCCATCGAGGTGAAAGTCCATAACGGCGGGTCAGCCGCGATGGATTACTTCGTGCGGCTCGGCTACGAGGAGTGGCCGACCGACGAAGTCCCGAACTATCGACTCAAATCGAGTTCCCAGATTTTCAACCGCAACGGGTTCGACACGATCTCGGCGAGTTCGCCGTACGACTTCATCAACCTGCCGAGTGGCACGGAGGGGTTCCTCGCGGGCTGGAATTGGGCGTGGAAAGATGCCGACACCAGCGACCGTCTGCGCGTCGAGAACGACATCAACATCTATTATGACGGTGAGTCGTCGCCGTCGTGGGCAGGCACGGGCTCGGAGGACTTCTTCGACATGGCGTGGGTCTACCAGTTCGGGAAGAACTACTGGGTGAGCCAACCCGTCATCGTCGGGTACAACAACTACAATACCGAAAATTACGCCCAGGTCATCGGGACGGATTTTATCCAGCAGTACGGCGGCATCCCGTTCAGTGACGGCATCCGCGTCGAGATGGAGACAAGCAGCATGAGCACCGATGCCCTAACGCTGTACAACCTCTATTACTACGAGCGGGTGTGACCGCTCGGTCTTGAGGCTTAGTCTAACACCTAATTCACACGCCACGAAATAAACCATCCACGCCATGAGTTGCCCCGAGATTAATATCGAGGCTATCTAACACGTACATAGTGAGTCATGGGTGAGTTATCACAACGCAGGCCGTGGTGCTGTCGGAGCGGGGTGGTGGATGAATACAAGTCGTCGCTTCAAGACGGAAGTGAGCAATTCCCGATGCTAAAGAAGCTCAAAATCATCCGCGCGATTGTTGTGAACGTCGGCCTCTTTGCGGGCTGGTTCTACACGCTTCGCGTCGGGGGGGACCCGACCATTATTTCAGTCTTTGCGTTTAGTGTGATCGGCGCGTACAACGGGCTTGAACTCGGGGACTATCTCGCCTTACTCCGGGCGTACAAAGAGGTCCAAGACGCCGCGGCACAACAAGACACAAGTGACGAATAGGGCAAACGCTTAGGCCGCGGCGCGTTTTGGGTCGGGTATGAGTACCGCCGAAGCAATTTGGAGCAACGCGCGCACGCTTTCAATCCAGAACTCCGCGGGCACGTCCGTCCCGATTGCCGGGATTCAAGAAGTGTCGATTGTCCCCGCGTATGAGCATGAGGAACTGTATACGATGGACTCCTCGTTCCGCGATACCGTCAAGCGATACGAGCATAACGTGAACGTCGAGATTACCTACGCGAAGTTTTCACCCGAAGCGGCGCAGGAATGGCTCGGCGGTGAGGGGGCGACGGCGACGGCTTCACAAGACGACTCCGACCCGGCGCTGTTCACGATTGAGGACGTGACGCCGAGCGCGGACGGCACGTATGAGCGCACGGCCGTTGTGGAAAACGTCGTGTTCCCGGAGTTCCCGGTCGTAGAGGGGAGTTACGGCGAATATGAGGAGTGGGACCTAAGCGGGAGCGGGCGACAGCTTAGTGACCTCAGCGACACGTCCGGGGCCTAAGTATGAGTGACGATCCGGTCGGGATGGACGCCGAGAGTAAGGACGAACTCGCGGCCGACCTTGCGCTTGACGCGGCTAAAGAGTATCAGGCGCGCGAGGCCGAACAGCACGACCTCTTTGACGCCGTGGCCGAGGAGGAGGGCGCGCCGCTGCTTGAGACGCGCGCCACGATTGCGGGCGTGACCATCCCCGTGAGTGGTCGCTTAAACGGCGCGTTCATCGAGCGCGTGGAGCGGCTTGACGCCGAGGCGAAACGGCGGGCCAACGACGAGGACGCGCCGGACGGCGTCTCTGATATTGTGCGCGAGCTTGGCGAGATTATTGACGACCTCGTTGACGACGACGAGATTACCGCGCGAGGTGTGTTTCAGACGTATCGAGCCGAGGGGGTCGCACCCGTGCGCCGGATTCTTGAGGAGGTGATGGACGCGCTGCGTAAGGAGGACGAACGACTGCGCGGTGACGCAGACGGGTTTCGCAAAGAGTAGCGACGAGTTCCTTCAGTACGCGCTTGTCCAAGACGGGACGGACAAGACGTTTCGGGAGATACACCGGATGGATCGGTGGGACCGCTACCTCACGGCGCTTGTGCGGGCGCGGTGGTATCAAGAGAAAAAGCGGGCGTCCGACCGCGCGCAAAAGGGGCGGCGATAGCCCGCACGCTTTTAGCGCCACGGTGTAAATACGTAGGTATGAATCGAATCCACTACGCGGTTATGGCGGCGTTCCTGAGTGTTGTGTTCATGTTCGCCACCGGGTCACTCGTCGGACTTGTAGGGCTGTTCGTGAGTATGACCTTCGCCGGGTGGGAGTTCGGCAAGGCGCACATTCCCGCGGAGGCGTAATATGGTCACGGCCGAGGAGCTTGTCGTTGCGATTAAGTCCGAAGGCGTTGGCGAGACGCGCGAAGATATTGAGGCGGTCGGTGACTCGATGGAACAGACGGCCGAGGAGTCCGGCAACGCCGCCGAGGAGTTAACCGGCTTTTCGGAAGATATTGCGGGCGCGGCGTCGGCGGCGGTTGCGGGCCTCGCGCTTCTTACCGGCGGTCTCTTGTCGCAGATCCCAATCCTTGGAGAGTTTGCCGCGGGGCTTGGTGCGATTTTGTCCGCGATTGGGCTTCAAATTGACCAACTCATCCGCGACCTCGGCGGCGGCGGGTTGACGCAAGTGCTATTTGACGTTGCGAACCGTATTATGAACTTAGAGGGAACCGCAGCCGACCTCGCCGGTGCCCTCGGCGTAGTCTTAACTGCGGTCACGGGTGCGGCAGCGGGGCTCGCGGCGTGGGCGGTCAAGGCAAAGGGCGTTATGGGCGCGGCGTCTGCGCTCGGCGGGGCGCTTAAGACCGTAGGAACCGTGTTAGCCGGGCTTGTTGGCGGGATTAGTGCGACGACCGCCGCGCTTGCGCTTGCCGTGGCCGCCGTGGTCGGCTTCGCGGCCGCCTATCTCACGAACTTCCGCGGCGTCCGTGACACGACCAACCGGATTGTCGGCAATATCGTGAGTACGGTTGTCGGCGGCGTCACGTCCTTTGCGTCCACGGCGATTAGTAAGCTCAAGACCTTCGCTAATAATGCGCGCGACGCGCTCGGTAAGGTTGCGGCCGCGGTGACGGAATGGGCGAGGGACCTCGCGGACAAGGCGTTTGACTTTGGCCGCAACCTCATCCAAGGCTTTATCAATGGCATCAAGTCGCTTATCGGTCGCGTGCGGTCGTTCCTCGCGGACCTCCGCGATATTGGAGGCAACGTCGGCATTAGCGTCCCGTCGCTCGGCGGTACCCTCGGCGGCGGTGGTGACGGTGGGGGCGGTGGTGGCAACGTGACGCGCTCGCCGTTCGGCGGCACGGGCATTGGCCGCCGCACGCAGATTGATGGGCGCATACTCACCGAGTCCACCGGGCGCTATCGGAGTGACCCCGCACGGCGGCGGGGGTTGTAAATGGCCGTCGCCACCCTGTCGCGCGGGACTACAAGCGTCGACATACCGCTTGTTGAGGAGGGCGGCGAGATTCTTGTTAGCGCGACGTTTGGGAAGCCAGAGACACAAGTCCGACAATCGGGCGGGACACTCAACCCGCGCGTTCAAGACAACTGGAGTTCACTACAAGGCGTCCAACTCGCCGGGCGACTCTTTGATTATCAAACGTCCCACGACCTCGCGGACCTCGTAAAGAGCGCGTCACTCGACCCGCTTGAGTTGTCCTTGCCGTCCGACATCTACCCGGACACGTTGACGATGGCACCGGCCGCCAAGCAAGACACCGCCTTGACGCTTAAGTATCCAGCGGGCAAGCGGGATAACGTCAACGTGTCGCTCAATCTGACGCGCGTCGGTGACATTTTCGCCGCGAACGAGCAACAGGCGACGACGCCGACCGCGACCGGCACCGGGCCGATTGAGCTACGGATCGGCGGGACCACGGTGGAGGTGCCGACCGCGGGGCTTGGCTTAGAGCGCACGGTCGGCCGACCGAACGACGTGATCCGTCGCCAACCACAGACGGCCGACCCGCGGTATGAGGTCAAAGCCAAGGTAACGAGTGACGTGTTTACGTTCAACTTTGAAGCCGTCCAGAACGCGCAAAGCGTTTTAAACAGCATTACGGATAACGTCTTTCGAGAGCAATTGAGGCGGGACGGGATTATCGTGGACTTCAACGGCGTGTTAGGTCTCGGCGCAATCGAAGCTGTGCCGGTGGGGAGCGCACCGTTCCGACAAGTCCAGAGTGCGGGGCAAGATTGGGTGACGGTGCCGACGCTTGAGTTGCGCCGCATATACTCACAGTCGTAGGCAAATCATAACCCGTCGCCGTGTATAGTACCGGGTAAGATGCTATTCGACGCCGCCTTTGACAGCCCGTTTACTGCGGCGACGCCGCCCCGCACCGAGTTCGTCGTCTTTCGAGACGGCACCGAGGAGGACGCCGTATATGACGTGTCGCCGTTAGTTGACACGGCCAACCCGTTCGGGGACTACTGCGTGTTCAAACTTGACGACAGAGGCGGCCAAAAGTTCGAACAGTACCCACGCGGGACGCGCATCGACGCCGAGATACGCAGCGCGGAGGGGATCGTTGACCGCTTCACCGGCTACGTCGTTGAACGCCGCGAAAACGAACAGGCGGGCGCAGACGCGCTTGAAGTGGAAGCGTATAGTTTCGACCAATTCCTGCGCCGGAACACCGTCACGAACGACCAACGCGGGAACACTATCACGCAAGCCCTAAGCGACATTATCCAGACGGACACGCCCGTGTCCTACGTCGCGGGGAACGTCGACGTGGGCGACGACCAAGAGCTTACGCGGTCGTATCAGGGCGAGCCGGTTGAGAACGTGCTGCGCGACTTTGCGTTTAAGAGCAACAACGAGGAGTTTGGCGTCAACGATGACTTAGAGTTCTTTTTCCGGCCGCGTGAAACCGAGCATATTGACCGTGGCATAGACAATACACAATGGTTCCGGTACGATATTCCCGAACTCGGCAAAGAGGCAATCAACGAGGTGGAGGTATGGTTTAACGACGGCGAGGAGTCGGTTGTTGTTGACGACGGGACGGACAAACTCGATTTACAGGATAACCTCGGGCTTCCGTCGCCCGGCACGCAACGCGCCGAGTTGAACCGCCCGCTTGTCACCGACATAACCGACGCCGAGGACATCGGGCGCAAGTACCTCCAGTTCCGTAATAGCACGTTAAGCGGGACCGTTACGACGTTCGGGTTGTATGACGCCGAGCCGGGCGACACGATTGACATAACGATTGACTCGCGGGGGATTGACTCGGAGTTTGTGATCGCGGGCGTTGAATATCGGTGGGGCGTTGACGAGACGATCCTCACAATTATTGAGCGCCGCGGCGACGTGGACGACATCCTCACGGACCTCAACGATAGCGTCCAGCGCGTAGAGATGGAAGGCGCAAACCGTGACGCGCCGAGCAACCGGATTACGACAACCAACGCTACGGCAATCGTGGACGTAACGGTTGACGCGGACGGCAACACGCCGGACGCTAACCGCTTTGTCAACGACGGCCGGCGCGCAGTCCGCGACACGTGGACCGGCGACGCCGCGCCCGACATTACGACGCTTGTGGTCGGTGATGACGGCACCGGCCTCTCGCGGTCAAACACCACGCTCAAGAACCAAACCAATAGCGCAAGCGTCACACAGTCGCTGCCGGACGCGACAAGCGTTTTCTTCGACGCGAGCGTCACACAGACCGGCGTTCAAGAAATCGGCTTAGAAACGGCAGACGGACGCCTCATAACCCGCGCGGTGTTTGCCTCGCCCGTGGACCTTGACGGCACGGTATCGGTGACGCTCGACGTAAGCAACGACGCGAGCGTGTCGCGTGGTGTGATTACGACCGATGGACAGACGGCCGTGCGTGACGTGTTGGCCGACAACTCTCCAGCGCTGCCGAACGCCTACGCCTACGGCGACGACTCGACCGCCGTGAGTGAGTCGGATACCGCCCTCGGCAACGAACTTGTGGAGGTGTCGCTTGATGACGTTCTTATTCAGTCCGCGAACACGACAACCGAGTTTGACGCGATTACGGATATAGACACGGCCACGCTCCCCCTCACCGTGTCAAATGGCGAGATCGCGGCACAACAGTCGTCTTTTACGGTTGAGGCCGAGGATTACGACCGTGAGGTCGGGGACAGCCTCGGCGCGGATGATACGGCTTATTCGGGAAGCGGCAATACAACTGCGATTGTATATTCAACAAATGACGTATACCGCGAGTGGGATTTCACGTTACCATATGACCTCCCCGAAGGCGCACTTGAACTGTATAATCGCAACGAAGGCGATAATTCGGGCGGAACCGTGCCGGCCGTGGAGTGGTCTATTGACGGGACGATTATCGGGCAAACCAATAACCTTCTCTCGCTTGATTGGAAAGAAGTGTTTTCGCTTACCGGCACGACCGCGCCCGCGCTGGAGGCGGGTACGCATACGATCCGCGCCGAAAACGTGCTTAACGGGTCGGGCGGCGCACGGATTGTTGACGTGGTAGCCCCACTTGACGGGCGGTTCAACTACACGTTTGATAATAGCGTGAGCGGTGACACGCTCGATGGGCCTGAGCTATTTCCCGACCAACAAGTGTTTGAGTTTGCGACTGCGGAGACGCGCCGCGACGTGACTGAAGCGTCCTTTGACCTCACGGCTAACGACGTATCTAACAACTTTTATGTTGAGTTGGCGAACGACGGCAGCACGTTCACGCGCGTCAATAATAGCCAAACGGGGAGTGTCACGTTCGCGTCGCCCGACCGCGGCGTTGACGCGCGCTTGTCGCTGTCGCGCTTTGGCACGGCGTCAACCACGCCCGCCACGGGGACGCAGGGGCAGTCCGTGAGTAGTTGGGCGCTTAACGCTAATCCCGACGCCGTGCTTACGGATGATATTGGCGAAGCGTTGAGCCGCGCCGTTGTACCGCCGGGAACAATCACGGGTGACACGGTGCGCGAGGCGGGACTCAAGAGTGATAGCACGCTCCTCACACGGCATGAGATTGCGGAGTTCGTGGTGGAGAGTGGCCAACGGATCGCCTCGGCCGAAACCACGCAGTTCACCGGGGATAACTAACTCGTCGCGCGCCGGTCATAGATTTCGTCAATTTGCTCATACACGCCGTTCCGCCGCCCGACCCGCAGGACGCGGAGCGCGGGCTTGTCGAGTTGGAGGACCGCCCGCAAGTCCCCGACGCGCAGGCGATAAAGGCCGTCTTGTCCCTCCAGTAAGCGGACGCTCGGGTGCGACGTAGGTTTGCGGTGCGTGGCAACCTCGGCAATTGCGTCGGTAAGCCGCTCGCGTTCGGCACTCTCCAGCGCGGTGAGTTCGCGTTTCGCAGTCGTGTGGATTTGGAGATTATATTGTGTCACGCCCCGACATACACCGGCCGCCGACTAAAGCGTCCGGCCTCTACCGTTACGCTATACCGTTACACTTATTATGGTGGTGGTATAACGTGTAAGTGTGAAGCGGGGCACGCCCCGTGGACGATCCAACTATGAACGCATTTGGCGACACTCCGACGGTGGGACAGTACGGGACCGACAGCGGCCACGACTTTGAAGTCGTTCAGACTGACGGCGTTGAGGTTCAGGTGCGGTACAACGACGGCCGCACCGCGTGGTTTCAGGACAACCGCTTTGAGCAGGACCGCAACGGTCGCCTCACGCTCCAGTAAA